TCTTTCTTTTGTTTTCTTTTGTATTCTATCTTAGTAATACCTACTACCGGCACTCCAAAAAGAGTTAAGGTAATGTTCGCCCAAGAATAGTTAATACCATTTATTAAAGGTGTTGGCATAATTTATTAAATTGAAAGTGTGAAACCAATTTTTACTGTTATTTGTCTAGCTACTCCGATAGGTACTAATTTAACCGATACAGTTAAATTACTTGTACTTAATACGTTTTGAGTAGGGTCTATTAATACTTGGTAAGCGCTCAACTCAGTTTGTCTAATCATTTCGTCTAAGTTTACACTCGCTTGGCTAGTAAAATAAGCTACCGTAGTATTTTGTAAAGTACCGTCAGCGTTAAGTTGTAAAGGACTGTTTAAGTTAGGTAACAAACTAGAGTAAATACCTCTAATAGCTTTGTCAATAGTTCTATTGTTCTCAATATAAGCGTAGTCCGAAGTAACAGCTACCGCACAATGTGAGTCGTTAAAGTAACTACCCGCAATACCTACGTACTTAATTAAGAAAATGTATCTATTATTGTCTAAAGTGTTTAAAGTAGATTGACTTAAAGAACTTACTAGAGTTCCATTTGCAAAAGCAATAGTATCTAGCTCCGTTCCGCTACTCATATTAAATTTAGAAATCCAAGCTATGTCGTCGCTTACTTTTGCAAGAGCAACCGCTCCCAAAGTAGCACCTAGACAAGTAATAGATTTTCCTTGAGTTACATACAAGTAATTTCCTTGACCCGCAGCGTCTTGACCGATAACAGCCGAAACGTTATTAGCAGTTAATGTAGCTAAGTTAGTAAGAGTAGTTAAGTCGGTAGTTCCTTGAATGTTACCCGCGTAAATAGCGCTTAAAGGTTTGTGTAAACCCGCTAAAGTGTTACAAACTACTTGAATAGCTGTAAGGTCCGAACTAGAAAAAGCAGCGTCTTTAAAGATACCTATTTGTCTTATCTTACCTTGCGCGTAATCTTGAATAGATTGTATTTCGCTAAAAGTGTAAGAACTAGGCACGGCATAAATACCGATAAAAAGTTGGCCTTTAGATTGTACTCTAAAAAACTCGCTTATATGATAGTGCCAAACTGCACTCTTAGAAACCGTACCACCCGAAAACTGAGTAGGAGTACCCGCGATAGTTCCCACGATAGTAGCAACGATAGGAGTACCCGAATTTAAAAATGTTCCAAAACGTTTAGGAGCTGTAATAGTAACAGTAGAACTACCAACCGAAGCGCTAAAGCCGTGGTTATAAGTTCCCGCGTTAATTACCGCACCAATAGCAGTAGCTACTAAAGCAGTAGTACTATCCGCAGTAACTTTTGTATAAGTACCCAAGTCGTAAGTAGTAGCAACTCCTACAGCGTTAATACCTACTACCGATATATTAATAGTATCTCCGTCCGTTCCTTTATTAGAAACTAAATAGCTCCCGGTTGCAGCCGTTCCGTCGCTATAATCTCCTACTATTCCTAGCGCCTCAGCCTCAGCTAAACTCCCTACCGATTTTACACGGCTTGAAGACGTAAAACCCGACGGCAAAGTACTAGAGTATAGTAATAGCCCCGAGATATAGTCTTCGCCCTCAAGAGGTCTTCCTAACCCCCCTTGGCCTTTTATAAATATAATGTCGTTAAGCGCCATTGTTTGTTATTTAGATTTTTTACTAATTTTTGTTTCTTTAACCTCCTCAACGACTACAGTAGGCTCGTCTAGTTTTACTAGCTCAGCACCCTTTTGAGGGACCAAGTAATACTCGCCATTTTTTACCCACACTTGTTTAACGTGAGGGTGTCCTTGTAAGGCTAATTTAATATCCTCTACTTTCATAAAAAGATTTTTAAAAGGGGCCGAAGCCCCTATATTTACTATTGTACTGTTCTACAAGACTCTACCCACTTAGCACCGTCAAACACTAAAGTTATAACCGCACGACCAACGCTAGATAAAGTTGCAGTTCCGGCTGAAAGGATATTACTACCCGAAAATTTAACTTTTTTGCCACTTGCACCACTAGCAACGATTTTAATGTTATCTCCCGCGTAAGAACGAGTTACATTAGGGTTACCGATTACTACTGAGTCAACAACCGCAATTCTTACGATAGTTTCCCAAGCGTTAGGAGATAAAGTTACTGTGTCAGCTCCTACAGCGTCAGAAGCTGTTTGATATTTGTAAGTCAAAACACGACCCGTATTGTCGTTACCTACTCCCGAGCCATATCTTGGCGTAGTAGATTGAGCAGTAGCGAAAACGCTAACCGCTACAAAAGCAATAAGAAAAGATAATTTTTTCATTTTATAATTTTTTAAAAGTAGCCCCGTAGGGCTACCGGGTTAATTAAGCAGTTAAAGTAGTATAGATAACTAATTGGTCAGCGAAACCTATTTGAGTATCCATTTTGAACAAACCTTTTACAAAGAACAACTCAGAGTTATTTTGTAATCTCATCAACTGTAATTGGTTATCTTCAGTTGAGTTAATACCTAACCACAAGTTTGAGTCAATGTCCGGCTTAGAGATACAAACCACGATAGTATTATCGGGCATACCCGCCAACGGAGCAACTGTATAACCTTTGTAGAAGTTTTGACCTTGCTCAGTAAAGTTGTTGTTCTTGAAAGTAGCACTAACAGTTAACCATTCTTCAAAAATCAATTTAGTCGCGTATGATACGTGAAACTTCAAACCCGCTGCGCCATACTTGAAAAGTAACGCTTTTGGTACTGAATTTAAACAACGTAAGAAAGCGTCTCCGATATTTTCTTGACCTACTCCCGCAGTTCCCGCTACCAAAGTTTTTGGGCTAGAGATAACGATAGTTGGGTAAGTACCCGTGTTAGCGTCTAAAGCCTTTTTAATCAAACCGTCAAAGTAGTAGTAAGAGCTAGCGCCCGCTGTATCTCCTTTAGTTGTTGGGTCAACCGCAGCACCGTCCAAATCGTAATCAATACGACTTCTCCAAATAGCGTTCTCAAAAAACTCATTTAGACGCTTCATTGTTTGCATCATCATAAAGTTTTCAGCAGTTACGGGCAATTCACGACCTAACAATTTAGGTTGTAATTGTTCAGCGTAAAAGTGTTGCTCGTAATCTCTTGGGTTAAATTCGTAGTATAACATTAAGTCTTGAGGTGTCAAAACTCTACCGTCTACGTCTACGCTACCTTGAGAAGTTGGAGTAGCTGTTCTCTTTTGCATAAAGCTAGATACTTCTACTCTAGGGATAGTCTTCTTTTTTCTGATACCGTCTTCTACGTAGATACAACCTTTTTCAATCGTGTCAGCAGCAACTACGGCACGTGTAATCATATAAGACGCCGCGGGACCGCTCCACGAGGTGTCTTGAATGTTTAAAGCTTCGCTCATTTTGTTTTATTTTATTGGGTTAATTAATTGATTGATAATTTATTTTTGATTTCGTTCATAGCTTTAGCCGCTACCATTGTTAAACTAGCTTCGTTAGAAACTTCGTTAATGTTAATAGAAGTAGCTTTAGCGTTTGTAGGTAATTCTTCTAAAAGGTTTTTAACTCCGTCAAAGTCTACGATAGCTTTAGCTACCCACTTTTCAGCGCTTTCGTTTTTAATTTTTCCAACCTTTACAAAGTTTTCAACCATGTTTTTAGCTTCGCTTTTCTTAGCTTCGTTTTTAGCGTCTTCCGCTTTCTTAGCTTCGTCTTCAGCTTTTTGCTTAAGTTCGTCCATTTTAGCCTCTAGTTCGTCGCACTCCATTTTCTTAGCTTTAAGAGCGTCTTCCATTTTAGCTAATTTGTCTTCCATTTTTTTAGCGCTGTCTTCCATTTTGTTAATAGCCGACAAAATCGCGTCTTCGTTAGCTTCAGCAATTAAGCCGAGTTTATTTGCTACGTTAATCATTGTTATTTTATTTTTTGGTTTTAAAATACTATTTGCTATCATTTTTCCACTATCCCACATAGCTTTAGCGTTTCCGTGTTTTACGTTGGTTTCGTTGCTATATTCTACCTCGTCAGTAAACCCGTTTAAAAGAGCCTCGCTAGCACTTATCCAAGTAGTCTTATCCATTATCTTAAGGACCTCCTCTAAACTAGCTCCCGTTCTCTTGCTTATCATTACCCCGATACTTTCTCTCATTTTCTTTAACTCTACTGAGTCGCCCCCGTACGGGTTGTGATACATAAGTAAAGAATAGTCAGCCATTACTCTTTTACGTCCCGCTTGGAAAATAACCGCCGCAATACTTGCCGCTATTCCTACGTTATAAGTATCTACTTTGGTTTTACTCTTTAAGATAGCGTTAAAAATGTTATATCCGTCCATTACTACGCCACCGGGAGAGTTTATCCAAACTTGTATCCTTTTTTTACCTAGACTATCTAGTTTAAGTAATTCCTCTTGAAACAAAGAGCCGTCTATACCTTGCCCCTCTTGCTCGTCGTAACCGATATGCTTGTTAATTAGCATTATTGGCTCGTCGCTGTCTACGTCTATAGTATAGTTCCAATTCACAGTAGTAAAATTAAAGTGTTTAATAATACCTATTTCGTTGTAGGGTACAAAGTTTATACTTTCTTTTTTGCGTTCAAATATCTAAACTTATCACTCTCGCTTATACGCTGAAAAAAATCTTTAATAATTATGTTTATAGCTTCGCTTTGGCCTAGTTCGTTAATACCTACAAAGCCTTTAAATAAAGCTTCGTTTTTAGGCTTTAAGTATCCGCAAACTTTATTTAAGTGTACCCTTTTTTTCATTATGAAATCCTTTGAATAAATAAAACCGTTTTAAAAGGTTGTAAGTTATTGTGAGCTGCATCTCCTCCAACAGTTGATGTATGCGCATTTCTATATGAGTCATGCGTCCCGTCCGGGTATGTTCTTTGTCCCGTTACTAAACTTCCACCGCCATAATCAGAGTATAAACTTTCACTACCTTGTATATGATAGTGAGCGGGTATTTCATTAATAATTAAAGTATGAGTTTTTTCTCCTCCCGTTCCCGCTAAAGTATTAAAATCTCCGTCGCTTGGGTTATATCCTACGGGTACTCTACCGTTCATATTGTAAGTGCCGTTACTTCCGTTAGCTAAAGCCCAACCTTGAGTAATAGGGTTATTTGATAACCCCGTAGAAGTATTAAAATAGTCCGAAATTGTACCGCTTGGAGGCGCCCACATTTTAATCTCTCCTAGTATCCCTTTAATTCTTTTATGTACGAATATAGTATTTGAATAGTTAAACTCTTGGCTACCGCTTAACCCTAAAACAAAATTAATTTTTCTTATTTCGTGTACGTTATAAGGTACTCCGTTGGTAAAGTTTACGGGGTCCGCATTAACTCCGTTGCCCGTGTATGAAGTTGTAACTATTTGAGCTACTACTACGTTACTTCCCGAAGTAGTTAAACTAGCCGACGGCACTAAAAATACTTCGTCGTTATAAAATATAGCTCCCTCCGAAATAGTGTAAGTAGTTCCACTACCCGAATTTTCGCAACCATATAAAACATATCCTACAGTAGGGTCGTATTCACTATCTAGTAAACATTTTAAACTCGCTGAGATAGCCTCTTGAGCCGCGAGCTGTATGTGTTCTAGTGAGCCACTTTTAACGGGCATAGCTGCCGAACTTGTTATATCCGTTATCTTTAATTTTCTCATATTAATAGGTTATTATTGTGTAAAGTATTCCCGCGGGTACGTATTTATCCGCAAAGTTTTTTATTATATTAGTTCTAGTTAAATTATCCGGGGCTAAAGCATTATATACCGCTATAGGTACGTTTATCTCTAAATTATAAGTAGTACCGATTAAAGTATAATCATTTACTACGTATTCTAAGCTAGTATTTGAATAAACTATACTACTATTAAAATTTTGGTTACCTACTTCAAAAGGTTTGTCGGGTATAGCATTAACTGTTAAATAAATATCACTTTGTAAAGGAGGTTGTCTAAATGTAGTTTCAAATCTAGTATTTAAAGAGTATTCAAAAACTAATACTTTACTATTATACATTATCCTTTCGTCTACTCCTACAAAATACTCTTGGTAAACTCTCCAATAAGTAGCGTCGGTAGGGTTAGCTGTATTGTTATCTACTAAAGACTCATAAACACTTTGACCGTAAATAACCCTATCAAACCTAGAATAAGTACCCGCAACCCAAAGAGGATAACTTGACCCGGTTTTATAATCTCCTAACGTACTATCTCTATTATATTGTACTTGGCTTAATAAAGCTTGTATCCACTTAATAAATTTAGGATAGCGTTTATCGGGAGGAGTTAACTCAACCGCTTTTTGATTAAATGATATGTTAAAAAAGCTCATTACTCAGCTATAAAATTAAGGGTATCGGTTAAAGTACTTCCGCTAGTTGTTTCGGGTACAATATAACCCGCTACAGTTGACCACAAACGGCCGATAAGTTGGCTATTTTGTATCAAATAAGTAGCACTAGACAAAGCTACTGAATTTTCTCTAGCTTTAACGTTTTTAAATACTATATCATTTACCCCGGCTACAGCTCTAACTATTAACTCTAAGTCATTAACTTTTACAGCTCCGTCAAAAGGTAAATTAGCTAAATAAGTAGTAATAGCGTCTATAACGTTAGCGCTAATAACACTAGAGTAAGCACCATTATAGTAAACGTCCGCTTGTATATAAAGTTTGTCGGAGTCTTGGCTTACACAAATATAATTTACCCCCGCTACGCCTATTATATTTACATACGACTGACTAGCAGCTAACTCCGAGGAGTCCAAGGGTGTTGGGGGGTCTTGTTTTGCTAATTTTATTAGTACTTGGTTGTTTATAGTGGTCCTAACTGAACAACGCGTAATAATTCTTAAATTTTCGTCTACTACGGGATATTGAGGCACTAAGTTTATTAGTTGTATTACTTGGGGCGTTGTTGTTGAGTATTGAAACTTAAAAAACTGAGCTTGTAACCAAGCGGCTGTTTCGGGAGCGGCCGCAGCTATTGTAGCCTCAGTAGTAGACTTAAATACGTCTATTAATTGCTCTAGTATAGCTATAGCGGTAGCTACTATAAAAGTCCACAAACGCCAAATAGCCCTACGGCTTGTATTACTTGCTAAAGTACTAAGCTCGGGCGTATTAGTTACGTCCGTTATTATTGCTTGTTGTATTTCGTTTACTGAACGTGCCATTTAATTAAATTTGTGAAATTAAAACCCACCTATTACCCGTTGAAATTAAAATCATTCCATTACCTCCTACGATATTATCGTACTCGTTTTCGTTATTTATTGATAAAGGCCTACTACCGTCTATACCCGCATCAATTCCCGTAGTATTTAATAAAATTACTTGCTGTCCTACATAATTAGACGGGTTAGGAAAAGTAATAGCGTTTCCTACTCCTACTATTTCATAAATACCATTAGTAGTAATAGCATAAGCTCCCGCGCTTAAGTCTACTTGGTAATATGGCTCGGCTGCGGCTTCAGTTACTTGAACGTTGTTTATAATGTCCGTAAACATTTGACCTATTCTATTAGCTGTATTCGCTCCCGTGGCCGTTTCTCCTTGTATTACTGAAGCTTCCGTTAATAAATCGTCTTTATTCATTGTTAAAAGTTAAAAGTATTGTCAAAAGTGTAATCAAATTTATTGTAAATGTTTACTTTGTCTACTACTACGCTAGTGGTTTGGTCTGTTATTACACTATCAGTAAAAGTATTTTGCTCGTCATAGCTTCCCTTACTATCTACAAAAGCGCACCTAAAATCAATTATGTAATGATACACGTTTGTATGTACGTAGTCTTGAGTTTCGCTTACTTTCATTAAACTACTACAAGCTGTAGGCTGAAAGCTGTTTAATTTGTTTATTACTAGGTCCCTATAAGTAAATACGTTAGTGTTTTCCTCATAGTTACCATTACCCGCGTCGTATTCCTCGTGTCCTATGTGTATTCTTACAGTCAACTCCCCGGTAGCATATCCTCTCCCTATTGGCGCGTAGTCAGTAGGGGCTATAACCTCTACAAAAGCGTTAGGGAAAGGATAAACGTAAGTCTCGCCCTCCTCTAGTTGTCTTAGTTGGTCGTTCCATATATGCACAAAGCCAAGGGAGGAAATCTCTCTTACTTTGTTTAATAAACTACTATATACTTGAGCTATCCCCGCCATATTTCTTTAATTGCTAAGTTAAGTTTTTTTTCTAACAATTTACGTAAGGTTTTACTATCCCCCATAAATTGACGTTTCGGCATTTTGTTAGTACCCTCATTTAGATATATTGGGTACTTCTCGCCTTTCGGCATAGTTACCTCAAATTTTATTTTTTCAAAAGTTGCAGTCTTTAAACTTGTTGCTACAGCTCGCCTCAAAGTACTCGTTCTAACTAAAATAGCTTTACCCTCAGTTTTTTTTGTTTCTTTTTTACGTTTTGCCCAAGGTTTTATCCCCCCGTCGTCCCAACCTTGCTTATTCCAAGACGCTAAAAAAAACCTTTTCGCGTCGTTAGCCAATACCTTTGGCAGCGTTGACTTCGTTTGCTGAAGTTTATCTAAAATCTTATCAAATTTAAACTTACTCATTTATAGCGTTTTCGTAGTATTCTATTACTACGCTTTTGGTTTGAAACTTAGTACCTAGCTCAATGTTCACGCCGTCAAATTGCATTAACTCCTCGTCCTCTAAAGGTCTATTCATTAAAGTTTGTACCCCGCTTTTAAACCACGCGTAATACATAGGGGTTAAATGTAAAGCTTTTACGGCTTTTTGATTTTTCCTAGCGCACTCTATTAAGTTACCGCAGTAATCTATAGTAGAGTTAAACGTAGGCTCGTATTTGTTAAAACTGTACATATTATTTAAGGGTTAGTAAGTATAAAGTATGATTAACTAGGCCTAACATATCCGCTAAGATATTAGCTAAGTCCGCGTCTAAAGTAGGAGCTATAACCGTAGGCGCTTCTAACTGTAAAAACGTTCTTATCTCCTCTAGGTATGTAGTAGAGTCGTAGTCGGAGCTTACCGAAATATCTACTTTGCCCTCGATACGTCCGTAACGTCCCGAGTAAGTTTCTACAAAGCTATCTACTAGGTCTAGCCAACTATCGTAAAACTTCCCTAAAGCTTTATGCTCGGCGTAGCTTTTAGTATTCCAATGTACTAAATGTAGGCAGTCCCTCGCCTCTAACATTTTATTAACTACTTCTATTGGTTTCATATTTTATATTTTAATCGTTCTCCGGGATAGGTAAGTTAAAGTTTTCTCTAGCTAAGTCCCTATCTTTTGGCGCTACCTCAAAGTTAGGGTGTTCGGGGCTAAAAATATAACCGTCTTTACCCGAATTCATTTTAAAAGCGTCGTTAACAGTTTCCTTTAAGCCTCCGTCGCCATTTACTAAGTTATCTATATCCTCTTTACTTGTAGTTTCTACGTCCTCAAATCTATCTATTTGCTCTAACGTACAACGACAATTAAAGTGATTAAGCGGAGTATATTCATTCCAAAAAGGGTCGTCCACGGGTAACGTAACGCCATTTATAGGCTCGCATATCTCCGATGTCCTATCGTCTACAACCGCTGAGTAACGTAAATAAGGAAAATCTTTTTTTTCTTTCTCTATTTCGTTCCATTGTTGCGCTTGCATAGCTTGACCTATTGCCGTATTATATTCAGTTTCTAAGTATTGTACCATTTGAGCGTCGTAAGACGGCAAAGCCATTTCTTTAAATTGTTTAAAGTTATCAGCTTGAGCTAAAAAAGTACTTATCTCTCTTATAGTTTGGTAACACTTAGCACCCGAAAATAAATATATATTCTCTCTTAACTCGGCTAATAATTCTAAGTCCTTACCTACATAGTCCTCTAAAGTACCTCCAAAACCTTTGTAAAGCCCTTTCTTTAAATAATCAGCTACGGCAAAATACAAATCTTTAGGTATCTCCTCTACGGTTATATCCCCGTTATAAATACCCTCTAAAAAGTCTTCTATTTGCTTATCAGTATATTTCACTTATACAAATTTCTTAGCTTGTTTTGTACTTTAGTTAGGTTATCAGTTGGCGCCGTTATTGGTGTCGTAGGTATTCCCGTCCTTTCCTCAAAATAAGCTGAGTCCATTTGTAAGCCCGCGTTTTTCATTACTTGCGCTATGTCGGCCGTCATTTTATTACTTTGGTCCTCTCTACGTCTTGCCTCCTCTCTTTCCTCGTCGTTCTTAATCTCAAAGTGTAAGTCTTCGGGTATTGCTAAGCCTAACTCTCTTAATCTAGGCAAAAGCTCGGTATTAATGTTAGACTCTAAAAATCTTATATCGGTAGTTTGTACGTCTTGTAACGCTTGAGCTACGGGAGAGTCTTCGCCTTGTCCCGCTCCTAACTTACCCGCAGTACTATCTAACGCGTCAGCGTGTCCTAGTAATACTTTGCTTATTTTAGCCTCGCAACGTTTCTCTAAAGACTCATATATTTTAAACCCCGCTCCGCTACCGCTTGACTCTACTAGGTCTAGCTCGTCCATTGTATCCATAAGGATATAACCCGCGCTACCCATTTGAGCTAAAGCTTTCTCAAATAAAGCTCTTTCCTCTTCGTTGGTCTTACTTGTCTTACCTTTTCTTATAGGCATACCGTACAACTCCGCAGCGTCAGTATTAAAGCCTAAAGTATTTCTACATATAATTTCATACATAGCCACTTTATAAAGTAAACCATACCCGCACAAAGATATACCTACCTCGGTACTTGTTGGAGTGTATATATTCCAAAGTCTATAAGGGTCCTCCATAAATTGCGCACCACTCAAAGAATAAACGTAAGAGGTAACGTTCAATCGGTCGGGGCTTATGTTAAAACGTCTTATAGTTGTTAGCTTAGGAAACTCGTCGTTAACTAGGTCGCCTAAAGAAATTAGCGAATACCCAAAAAATTGAGCGTCTAGTACATAGTTGCAGTAAAGGTTAAACCAAGATTTTTTAATTAACTTGGTAGCTATTTCGTTTTCCTCTCCTAGGTCATTACAAAGCTTAAAATCTTTTAACAAAGTTAAGTTTTTACGTCTTGACATACACGCGCTTACGTGGCCGTTTAAGACTGTATCTATATACATTCTTTGCATTCTTACCCTATGAGGATACCAAGCTTGCTCCGCTTCTCCTACGGCTTCTCTCCATAGTTGCACGTCGTGGCGAATACGTTGTAGCTGTACGGGTGTAATGTAAGAGCGTAAGTTTCTCTCCGGGTTTTTAATAGTCCGCCAATCACTAGGACGGTCTTGCGTTAAAGGGTTGTCGGGAGTCGGAAAAAGATAGTTTTTTACTTGACTGAGTATATTTGCCATAAATTAGTAAGAGTTTATTTGTCTTATATTACCGCCGTATCTTATACGGTTACCTTGTTTTGGTTGTATTAAGGGTAAATTCGGAGTTATTGCGCCCTCGGCACACATTTTTAACCAAGCTATCGCGTCGTCGTATCTCTTTACTCTTAGGTCCGGGATATTCCTAGGAGCTATCCTAGCGTGTAAATGATACAAAACAATATCACACGTATAAAGGACCATTTGAGCGTCCCTATTATCTGACTGAGAAAATAAGTTAGTGTTTGTAGGTAGTTGGTTGTTCACTACATAAACTGTAGGCGCTCCCCAATAATGAATACCGCTAATAGGGTCGTCGGGTGCGACGTTTGGTAAAGGTAAGTTTTGTATAGTGCCATATTGTAAGGCTGTATCGTGGTCTAGTACCGAAGTTTGTACCCTACAAGTATAGATATTACCCTTAAAATAGACTACGTCGCCTATATTATACATACTAGAATAGTTAAACTCCGGGTAAGGAGGTAACACGTAAAATATAGTATATTGTTTACCTAGTATAGTCCATTTAGTAGGGTCAAAAGCTCCCGTAGTTACGGCCGAGCAACTATATACACTACCATTGTATAATGTTAAATCGTGTACGGCATAGCTAGTAGTTGTACTATAAGCGTCAGCGTCTAAGTAGAAACGATTAAAGGGTACGTAAGTTTTAGTATAAGAGTAAGGGAAAATATCTTGAAACTCCCTAGAAGTATCGTATTTTTGTTTTAGATAGCTTTTAGCTTCAGCCTCTCCCGCTAATTGAGCCCTATCTCTTATAGACTCGTCCGAGTTTATTATTTGCTGTATGTTAATATCTTGGATATTAACTTTATAATCGTAAGGTATTAAGTAAGCCATTAATATACGTTTTTACTTGGTATGTTTTTACCAAAGTTAATTAAAATATCCGTACCGCCGCGCTGATATAGGTCAAAATCTTGCGCAAAAGCTGAAACCATTAAATAATCAAATAAATCGGTAAAGTGTCCTACTTTTTGATACCTTACCTTAGTCCTTGGGTCCGTTTCCATTTCTTTAAGTTTAGTCCCATCTGAAGCCTCTTTCAAAAGTACAAAATCGTTTATAGTTTTCTTACAATTTTCTCCTATTTTTATTTTTATTCCTCTTAACTCTTTCTCTAGTATTGTATTTATCCAATTACCCCGCATAACTACGGACGGGTTAGCTCTTAGCACTCTTAAACTAGGCTTAAAGTCTTTTAACTCCTCTAAGATTAATCGGTAAAAGTTATACCCTTTCTCTAACTTAGTGTCTTCTTTGTTAGCTGTAGCGTCCCCGTAGATAAATAACCCGGTTGTATGTCCTTGGTACTTACGTTTAAACTCATTACAAACGGCTTTTACTGTATTGTTAGGGTTTTCTCCCGCTATCTCGTCAATCATAAATAACTCTTTGCCTCTTATCTGAAATATCCCCAAGGGTAAATAAGGGTTAACGTTATCGTCCCAAGATATGTGTAAGGGTAAGCTAGGGTCGTACTTCGTTGGTCCTACGTGGTCGTCTAGTTCAAAGCATTTGTAAAACTCGCCTCCTATCTTTAGGCTTACGTCCCAATCTCCCTCAACAAAGGCCATATACTGATACCTAGGTAACATTTTAAGGCTTTCTAGGTAAGCTTCGGGGATATAGGGGTTATCGGTTATTTTAGCTTGTATGTAGGCTATTCCGTTGGGTAACTTATTCTCTTTCCAAGGGTTATAAAACCTATCTTTTACCCACCCTTGCGAAGGGTTACAGCTCATAAGTATTTTAGTAGGACAACCTTTGGAGTGAAACCAACTACCCGCACGCTCTAAGACTTTATCAAAAGTAACCTCTTGGACTTCGTTAACCTCGTCAATAAAAGCCCCGTTAATCTCTAACCCTCTAAATCTATTTAGGTCCTTGTCGGTATCGTATCCCTCGGCCATAAATAAAATTTGTGAGCCATTTACCCAAGTTAAGACTAAGCTTTGTTGGTTAAAGTCTTTTACATAGCTTATAAAGCCCTTGTTAAGAAAGTTCTCGGTAAATGTTTTTAATAGTGTGGCCTTAATAGTCGGCATAGTTTCCCGGAGCATAAGCCAACGAGAGTTAGGATACTGAAAACAAAAAGTAATAATCTCTAGGCAGCCCCAATAGCTTTTTGCCCCACGTATAGCGCCGCCATAAAGTACTATATTGTTAGTCTTTAAAAGCTCGTGCGCTTCCTTTTGTTTATCCGTAGGGGTAAATTTTATTTGCTCCAATCTACTATTATTGGCTCTTGTACTGTTATGTTATTGTCTATAGTTTGCTTAGGCTGACCAAAACGATAAGCCCCCCAAAGTTTAATACAATGGCTATCCCCTTGAGCGCATTTATTGGCTAGTAGTTCCCAATACTGAGTAGGAGCTAGGTAAGCGTCCATTTGCTCAATAAGGCTTTGTTCGTCGGTTTTTGGCTTACGGCCCGCTTTCCCCTTTGTACTATGTCCTCCGTTATTTTTACGTCCGTCCATTTAATAAAAAATTAATTAATTAATCAAAGGTACAAATTAATCTAATAACTCGTCTATGTTTATACCGTTCTCCTCGGTTATCTCCCAAATCTTAGAGAAAACTTGGTCTAGTAGTTCCGTTCCTTGTTCGTACTCTAGCTCGGTCTTGTTCTCTAGTTCTCTTTCAAAGGTTTTTTTGGTATTGTGTAATATGTCCCAAAGGGCTATAGCCATATCTAAAGACTTGGCGCAACGTAAAAACTCTTTTTTATCGTCCGGGTCGCTGAGGTCAAAGGTTAAGTTTGCTTTCATTAATCGTCTATTTTTTTATCTATGTAAGCTATTAAAGCTACTATAAAGGCTAGTAAGCCTATTACAGCTAAAGTTTGCATAATTATTTATTTTTTAATTGTTCTCTATACCATTTCATTCCTTGAATAACACCAAAATCAAAATCAGTTCTAATAGTTCCAAGTTCTTCATCTGCAAACTTCTCTATTTCTTCATCTGATATTTCTTCTTTTGGAAGTTCTACTTTAGGATGTCCTTCTTGTATAGGTTTATCACTCCAAAAGATTTTATCATCTTTTGTCCCAAATACTCTTGGTTTTACTTCATCACTTCCCTTACTTTCATTATTTAATTTACTCCATTCTTCTTCTGTGTATTTCATATTAGTTAGTTTACAAAGTTGTTTATTTATGTACTTTTAGTAACAAATTTATTACTTTTTTGCATGAATTTTTACTAAAATTTCATTCGATTTTATTACAAAAGACCCATTTTTAAGGACGCCACCGCTTTGGGCTATGTGGTTGTAAACGGGCAAACCTTACTTTTTTATTATAATTTGTCACGCTTTTACAAAAATTAGTGACATTAAAATATGTTTTTTAAGTCATTAAATACCGATTTTACTATTATTGACGGATATTTAATACTATAATGAGATTTTCAGTAATTAAATACTTTTTTACTCTCGTTATTTGAACGAGGGCAAATTATAGATACTTTATAAAATTTCCTTTGTTATCTAATAAGGTAACTATATTAAACTTTTGCTTATAGTAGTCGCTTGCTTTCTCATACAATTTATTTACGTTTAACACTTGTATAAGTTGGTAAAAGTCGGCTTCGGTATATAATCTAGAGGGAGCTTTTTCTTTGTAGTACTCGTAGATTATTTGTTGAGGTAGTTTAGTTAAAAATTGTTCACGTGTCATATAAGGGAGTTTTAACGGGTGTTTTGGGTGTTTTACGACTCATCTTCGTCTTTAGTCTCCTCTATTATCTCATCATATAAAGATTTTAAACACTCGTCAATAATTATGAGAGCTTTTCTTTTTATTCGTTTTATTCGTTGCTGAGTTATGCTATTTTTACCAAATTGCATTTCGTCCATATCTATAACGGCTGATAGGGCAAAGTACGCAGCTTGGATATATTCCAAGTCTGAGGTAAACTCTACTTCTAAGTCTAGTTCCTCCGGGGTTTCGTCTTTTTTTTCTTCTATTTGCTCGCTCATAGATTAATTTTTAAGGGTTTCCAAGTCGGGACGGTCTAAGTCCAAAGGTATGTAAGGAGTTCCGCTATTTATCCTTATAGAATTAGCCCTCCTTAATTCTTTACCGATTGACTCTATTAAAGCTATAGCCTCGCTTGGGTGTAATTTACTTAATATCTTTTTGATTTTATCTTTATCGGTTGTTTTCATTATGTAAAATTTTTAGCCTTTTATCGTTATTTATCCGTTTTTGAGTGAAATTTATTACAAGTTTTACATTTGTATTGTATTTTTTTTACTCCCGTAGCCGTTGCTCTTTTCATACTTATTATTAAATCGTCGGAGCCACACTCGGGGCAAGCCCCCCGGTCAGTTCCAAATAATACGCCAAAGTGAGTCTTTGGCTCTATGTGTATAGATAACTCTTTGTGTACTTTCTCTAGTAAAACTACGTCCTTTTGACAATACTTAATCATTTTAGACATAGCTATTTTATCCTTTCTTAGTAAAATGTCTTTCCACATTCCAAACTCGGTCTTAATCTTTTTACCCATACCTAAAAACTGAGCTATGTAGTCTAGTTTATTAGAGTTTAGCTTAAACTTGGCTCTAACTATTTTTAAAGTATCAATCGTAACGTATTTAGGAAACATATCTAACCTATGAAATAAACAGCGAGTACGTATCCAAGCTAAATCAAATTTATCCCCGTTATGTCCTACGAGTTCGTGAGCCGTGTTAGCTACTTCTATAAATTTAGTTAGTAAAGTCTTGTCGCATTGTTTAGAGTCCCAATGTAAAAAATGTACCTTTTTATCGTCCTCCCACTTGTAACAAATACAAATAATAGCCCTTTCTTTTATAATGTTTGAGTAGTCTATGTTTTTTTTATATCCCGCCTCCCAAAATAGCCCAATGTTAGGGCTAGTTTCTATATCAAAGTAGAGTCTTTTTCTTTGGGTACGTAAGTTCATAGAGTTTTTTTTTCAAATGTAGGACTAAATTATACTAAAAAGTTATTTTTTCCGTTATCGTTTCAAAAAGTTGTATCTCATTTTTAAAATCTAACTCAATCGTAAGTAAAACTCCGTTACGCTGTTTTACTATTCTTATTTTTCTTTTTTGCTCTAAACTAGCGTCTTGGGCTAACTCTTGCTCGTTCGGTCCCCAAAGCATTATAATAACGTCCGCGTCTTGTTCTATAGCTCCCGACTCCCTTAACGCTGAGGGCGGAGGTCCTACTTCCCACGTTACGCCCTTTACTCCCTCCCTAGATAATTGGCTTAAAGCTATTACGGGTACGTCTAACTCTTGGGCTAGGTTTTTTAACTCCCTAGATATTGTACTAATCTCTTGCTCCCGGTTCCCTTTAGCTTCTCCGCTCATTAACTGTAAATAATCAATAACTATCAAACCTAAGTTATTTTTCTTTTTTAATCTCCTATCTTTAGCTTTTAGACTTCTAAGGTTAACAGCGTTAGACTCATCAAAAAATATATTAGCTTTACTCAATACTCCTACAGCCTTGTTAATTATGTGAGCCATTTCATTGTCGTCTAATCGTCCCGTTTGTATCTTATAAAGTAGTACTTCGGACTCAGCGGCTAACATTCTAAGCACTAAGTAAATAGCTTTCATTTCCAAGGACCAACCCGCTACAGTTACGGGCTTTATATTGTTTAAAGCCGCGTTTCTTATTAGATTAAGGGCAAAAGCTGTTTTACCTCCGCTTGGACGAGCTGCAATTATAATTAAATCTCCATTTTGCCAACCCCTAGTAGCTCGGTCCAACTCGGGAAACCCGCTAGGGACTCCCGTAAGAGTAGAGTCGTTACTTCGCCACTCCTCAATCTTAGTTAAAGTATTTTTAAGTACTTGGGCTATTCCCACCATACCGCCCCGGATATTATTGTTTGTTATATTAGCTAGATTTTTCTCGGCCATATCCAAAATATCAAAAACGTCGCTAGACTCATTTAAAGCCTCGTTAATCACTTCCGAGCTTGTTCTTATTAATTCCCTTAAAATATATTTTTCGGCTATTTTTCGGGCGTGTACTTCTATATTAGCGCTACTTGTTACCGAGTTAGTAAGTTTCATTATTTCGTAAGCTCCCCC